GTGGCAGAGTTAGGTCTTGATTATAATTTTCTTCAATGCCTTCCTTTGCAACCAATTTCCAACCTTGTCTTTTCATTTTATCGGCAGTCTTACCATCAACCTTACGAGTAAAATTACCTTTCTTCATAATATACTCTTCTTTACCTTCATTAACAGATTCGTATTTATAAACACCCTTACCATCATCCCAATGGTCATAAAATTTCATAATAGCATTGGCCAATTTAGTATTATCAACATCACCAAAATTACTAACAACGTGTTTATATAAATATGGAATATTCTTTTCGGCTTGTTTTACTGTCATGGCTTTTCTAGGGTCACCATACTTTCCACCCATAGACTTGTAAAATTTTTCTACATCTTTTTCAATCTTTTTATCTTTTCTTACAATTTTCCATTCAGCCGGTAACCAGCCCTTTTTAAAAGGTCTTACTTCACCCAACTCTTCATTAACTGATTCATTAGCCTGTTTTAATGCATCTGCAACAATAGGGTCATCCGCAAGACCTCTTTTCATTGCCTCAATCTTTTTATAGGCTCCGGTCATGTTACCACCCATATCGATTGCGATTTTAACTGCCGCCGCTACAAGAGAAGCTGGATATTTACTTCTATACTTCTCTCTTAATTGTTTAAATTTCATTTGTTAGTTTCCTCTTATTTTACTTTAGCGGCTAAGTCTTTATCTGCCTTACCCCATGTTCCTGATGATTTGGTTACAAAAGAATTGACTCTTGCTAACCCCCATTGTGTTGGATTAGTTCCTGGTCTATGGCCTGTTCTCCAAGCCGCAAATCCTCTATCAAATACTTTTCTTAATATGGCTAATGGCATACCTGACTTATCTGCTTTCTTTTTAAGTGCATCATCAGCCTTACCTTCATTAACTACATAATCTTCAAAACTTAAATGTTTAGCCATTTCTCCGTACATATCCTTATATTTTTTGGTGTGTTGAGAAGGCTTTGTTTTTGCTCTTGCATCTCCAGGAGCTGGTTTATATGCGGCTGGATTATTGTCATCCTTCGCTGCACCCTTTTTAAAATGAGCCTTTCTTTTGGCTGATGTTGACTTTGCAAGACCAGAGTAATAGTTAGTACCCTCAGTTTGTTCTACTTGTTCCAACCAGACTTTCTTATTACCCTTAGGGAAAGCTACTGTAAGATAATTCGCACCTTTAGTGATAATCTTACCCTTCTCTTGATTTTCTTTTAGTCTAACTGTATCACCAACATTAAACAAGTCACCTAAAATAAACTGTTCTCTTGTTTCTGATACAGTAGGTAGTTCTATATGAGACCTAAAGCTTTTCTCTTCTTTAAGACCCATCCCTTTTCTCACTGCATTAAATAACTCAGCTGAATCAGTATAACCACTTGGAAGACCACTAGAAAATGTTTGTAAATCCCCTTCTGCGGCCGCTGCTCTCATTTTAGAGGCTGACATTCCTGTTACACCTTCTGCATCTGGGTCTCTTTGCCCTGCAGAGAGTACTTTAATACTTCCTTCAAATTGATAGAAGCCATGTCTTGCCTGAACACCATTATATTTGTTTAGTAAGATTTCAAATTCTTTTACTCTATCTGAACCTGCAACCATTGACATCTTAGTAAAACCTTGGTCATATAACTTAGTTGCAATTTCAATTATAGTACGCACATCTCCGTCTGCCATGATACTTCTGGCATGTCTAGGAAACATTTTTCTTAGGAACTTAATCTTGTCTTTAAATTTAAGAGGATTCTTTTTAGGGTCTTGGGATTGTGATGCGTATATTCTATATGCACCTCCACGTGATACCTTTTTAAGAGTTTCAAAAAGTTTTTCGTGGCCTGTAGTCGGCGGATTAAATCTACCAAATACTACGGTTATTTCTTTTGATGCTTCGACTATATAGTCGCTAAAGTTTTTGACTTTCATTTATCCCTGGTTCCCATTTAGTTAGGACTATCCCAACCTTTAATTATATCTTTACTGAAGTTGTTGTAGGAGAATTCTAACCTATCAACTAACTTAACAGCGCCACCTTCCATTCTATCTATAGCAACAAAACCTTCTTGGTTGGTTACTTTAAATCCGGATTTAGTCTTGACAAAGGTATTAATTTTATTAAGACTATTAAGTTTATTTATAAGAATTAATTTACTATTTACAACAAAATTCTGTAAATCGAAGATTAATTTTAGGTTCTTTATATTACCTTTACTAAAGAAATTAAGTAAGGCATCTCGTTTATCTACTTGAGTCTGTTTACCTTTATCTGAACTTCTTTTATCAATCTCTTTTTGATACCTATTATTAATCCACATTACTAGTCCAGTGGCATGTTTCTTAGTATCTGTAATTCTTTGGCCTTCTCTCACCTTGGAATTATTATATACATTTAATAACATATTTAATTCCGAATTGGACTCTAACTCTTTTAATGTAGTAGATGCGATTTGTTTAAATACTTTACCAGCACCTGAAAGATTTTTATTTAGTTCTTCTGTTTCTGCTTTAGTAAGAGTTGCAGTACCAGAAAGGTCAGGTAATGTTGCATCTTGCATCCATATATCTTTTGACTTCTTTAACTTAGGTACTATCTCTTTACCAAACTCTGCTCTCATTGTCTCAAACGTTGCTCCACTATACGTTGTATGCCAAACAATTCCAATCTTAGCTGCTCCAATCTCCTTAGCGAGAGCACTATCAGTAGGTACTGCATAAGCGATAGTGTTAGGATGAAACACAATATGACTAACTCCATTAATCTTCTCCTTTTTAAGGTCTGACTTATCGAACATAAAGTCACCTTGTATAACCCCTTTGATTCCTACATCCTTTAAAGTATCGAAAGCCATTATAAGTTTTTTACTTAAGTCGCCCGATGTATCTGCTTTAATATCTTCATGTGACTTATAGATTTTAGGATTCGCATTGAAGATACCTTTTTTAGCAACAAAGAATTCTCCCGTCTCTGGATGTTCTCCAGCAAACACGGCGGGGGCTCCGTCCCATTTCACGGTAACATCCACTGGTGCTTTGGTGTTACCTGAAAGCATATCCCTTAGACTTCTAAGCGCTAGGATTGCTTGGCGAGCCCCCTTGACCCCACCATCTATAATTAGGTCTTCAATGTGGGTCATATGAGTATTCTTTGTTGCCTCGTGTAGAGGTGTATAATTTCTTAATCTTATCATAGGTATTCTTCATACTCCTCTGGGTCGATTCCTACGAAGGATACAGCACCACTGACTTTTTTCTGCTCACCTTCTTTTACGTTAAATGATACGATTTTCTTGCCAGTAGGCCCAATGATATTTAATGATACTCTACCATTAGGGTCTTCGATTTTTATTTTACTTAAGTCTAAATCTGGATGAGCAGCAATGATTTCACTTTTCTTATCTGTAGTAATCGCCATTAACATCTTAGTTTCTTTATCATTAAAGCCTAATATGTTTAGTATTTTTTCACCTAGTTCTTGACTACCTTCATATGGGGCCAATACTTCATATACTAGAGCTGCTATTCTTACATTAATTGGTTTCCTTGCGGCTTTTCTTTCAGCATCAAGTTTGTTTAAATCTAGTTTTTTAATTTCATCAGGTGTTAATCCTCTTAACCTAATTAATTTATCATAACTCTTTTCTTTACCTTTGAGATGTCCCTTAAGGTCTTGTTTTATAGCATTTATTAATTTAGCTTTATTAATTAAAGTTTTTAAAATTTTATCTGACTTAAGTCTAGCATCAAATTCCTTTACAGCAGCCTCACTACCTAAATGACCACATAAACCTCTTGCAGTAGTATTAGCAAGTCCGACTGTTTTCTTTGAATATAATTTAAGAGAGTAACCATTTAATATCTCTTTACCTTCTTTCATAACAGCAACTCTAATATCTGCTTTGAAATCTATCCCATCTAAAAAAGCAAGGTTATCTAAATATGCTCCTACTATAGTGGCCTTTTCAGACACTGCCGCATTAATAAGATAGTTTGCCATATCAGCACTACCCTTTCTAATTATGGCCATGAATTTTTTATAATTCTTTGGGTCTGCTTCTTTTAGTTTTTTATCCCATTCTGCTACTGTGGATTTAATACCTGAACGATATTTTTCATAATCATTTGATATATCAACTTCGGAACCTTTATGGTCAAATAGAAATTGACATACTAAAGCTTCATTATAGTTTCCTTTAATAGCTCCAATTGCACCCGATTGGTCTTCTTTAATAACTAATTTATTCTCCGTCATATTATTCTCCTTAATTTGACCAGGAATTGTAATCTCGACAGTATCAAATAGTTCTGCCTTCTTCAACTTACTGGTAAATAGTTTTAATATAGTTCTTTTTAATGTAGTCCAGACGGCTTTGATTTTTCTAACAAAAGTATTACCAAGTTTTTTGGCGACTCTTAATTCATTTAGGACTCTATCTGTGTCTGTTCCTAGTTCATATTTAATTGGTAATAAATTCATTGTTAATTATTCCTTTATTATAGGTTATTAATATATGTATTTATAATATTTGGAGACCTAGTTGTTAGAGCCTCCTGTTGAGATATTGCCCTCATCGTCCACTTTAATTACTTTTATTTTAAGAAGTTCCTTTAAAGTGCCCTCACATCCATTCTTTACCCCTAGGTTATAAGATGTATAACTACATCCCATAAGGCAAAGCATGATTATAATATATTCTAGCATTCTACAGCCTCTATTGTTGAGTGATAACCTTTATATTTCATATCTTTTTGAAAAAGTTTAGCTTCTCTTTCATCTGCAAAAATATATTCTGCGACTACTTTGCCCCCACCCTTTTCTTGGGCGAGGACTTTCCAACTTGTAATCGTGATTGATTCCATTACACTAGTTCCAAGAAATCATCAAACATGCCTGGGTTATCAGCAACAACTCTTTTAATGTTTTTCTTAATAGTAGCAACATCATCAGTGAAACCTGCCTGTTCTGCAATCTCAATTCTTGTCTTTACTGTATCATAATCAAACTTGAAAGGGTCGTCATAGATTGTTGGTCTCCATTGGATAGTAGAGTCCTTTTCAATTCCTTTATATTGTAATTTACTTTTCATAGTTTTTCTCCTGGGGCAAATCCCCTAAATGTTTTAAATCTTGGGAATCTTAATGAATAAGTCCCATCTTGGTTTTGTGAAATAGAGTCAGCTCTAATTTCCACCAACTGGCCTAATACAGCATCTTGGTCTTTCCAAATACTATCTCTAATCTTATCAGTTAAGCCACCACCGACATTGACTTTAATATCAACATCTTCATCGTGTCCTGCACAAACTAGAGCACCTGTTGTTCCTTCGAACTTACCCTGACCTTCTTCAATACTTTCTACTGTCAGAGTTACTTCTATAAATGGCTTGATTTTAAACCAAGCATTACTTCTTTTACATTCATATACACCGT